AACAGCGCATCGCTTGACAATTTAGAAAAACTTATCATCAGCATTCTGGCGGTTATTCCGTCAGGTTACATCGTCGGCGACATTTCCGTGCCGTCGATCGTTTCGGTCGGATCGTCAAACCTGCTTTCGGCAGATATACCCGTTTCCACCTATTACACTCAGACAAACTAGGAGCAAACATGGCAAACATCATCACGGGGCGCGATGTGTCTTTCACGATCGGTGGAAACAATTTTGACGCCCAAACAACAAGCGCGGTGCTCTCAAATGAGCACATTATCGAGACATATCAAACGCTTGATGGTCGCGCTTACAAGGCAATCGACGATCAATGGACATTTGATGTCGAAATGCTTGCAGATTGGGGCGCAACAGGATCGCTTTGCGAAATTCTTTGGGGCGTTTGCGAATCTGCGCCAAACACAGGCATCAGCACGGTTCTCACAGCTGCGTCAGGTGCTACATTCACATTTCAGGTGCTACCCGTTTTCCCATCGGTAGGCGGAACCGCGCCTGATGCACAAACCGTGTCGATGAGCTTCACGGTCATTGGAACACCTGCTGAATCGTTCAGCTAGGAATTAGAGAAACGGGAGCAAAATGAAGCTATCTATTCAAATTGAATACAGCTCAGGCGATGTTGCGACTTATGTCGCTGCACCGCCTGAGTGGGCTAAGTGGGAAAAAAGCACGGGATTTCGGATCGGGCAAGCGCAAGACAAGATCGGCGTTTCCGATTTGATGTTTTTGGCTTATCACGCGATGAAGCGCGAAGCGGGTGGAAAACCCGTCAAACCTTTTGAAGCTTGGTGCGAAACAATCGCTGAAATCGTCGTTGGTGACGATAACCCAAAAGCCACGCCAGCGGATCAGTAAGTCGGCTACTCGTCGAGCTGGCTATTGCCACAGGGATTCCGATGCAATATTGGGAATCCGCCGAAGATGTTTTAACGGCTATCGAAGTATTGGAGAAGCAAAATGGCGGCAAAGGAACGCGGTAAAATCCGCATCGAAGTCGATCCCATTGCTTTGAAAGACTTGCGCGCCACGCTTAGGCTTTTGCCGCAGGAAGCTTCACAAGAATTGCGCGACAAAGCGCAACCGCTTTCACAATCATTGGCGCGGGAATTGTCCGTGGCAGCTGCGTTTTCGGCAGCACCGCCGCAGGCAATTCTCGTCGCTAAATCAATCAGCACACCGAGAGATCGCATGATCCGCGTGGATATTGGCGGATCAAAAAAGGTCGGCAGACCCTACGGCGGCGAGCGCGATACTCGTGGCAAAACACGAAACCGACAAGCTGCGCCAGCTGGCGCACTTTTGTGGGGCTCAGAATATGGCGGCACGGGCAGACCGACCGACGATGCGGGTCGCATAATGGGCAACCGATTTGTCAAGGGTCGCAATAAGCGCGGCTATTGGATCAATCCAACCGTCGATGCAAATATCAAGCCCGTGGCTGATGCTTATGTTGCAATTGTGAAAGATATTGTTAGGCGTCTAAAGCTGGAAGGCGGTGCGTAATGGCTGGAATTCCTAAAGTCAAGATTCAATTTGACGCCGACCTTGATGGTTTAAAAAAAGGAACGCAAGACGCAGATCAAGAAATTGGCGGTTTCGCAGGTAAGGTTGAGGAATTTGGCAAAAGGGCTGCTGCCGCTTTTGCCTTAGCTGCCGCTGCCGCTGTTGCATATGCTGGCAAGCTTGCCATCGATGGCGTCAAAGCTGCCATTGAAGATGAGCAAGCGCAATTAAAGCTTGCCAAAGCTTTAGAGACCGCCACAGGCGCGACAGATGCACAGATTAAAGCTATCGAAGATCAAATACTCAAAACATCGCTTGCGACAGGTGTCGCCGACGATAAATTGCGCCCTGCATTGCAGCGGTTGGCTGTTGCAACAGGCGATACAGAAAAAGCGCAGAAACTCTTAGCTTTAGCATTAGACATATCCACAGCCACAGGAAAACCGCTGGAAGCTGTATCGAATGCGCTTGGAAAAGCTTATGAAGGCAATACCAACGCGCTTGCCAGACTCAATGTCGGAATTTCGGCAGCCGAAGCGAAAACGCTTACCTATCAAGGCGCAGTTCAACAGCTCACCGATCTTTACGGTGGAGCAGCTGCGGCGAACGCTGATACTTATCAAGGCAGAATTGATCGGATTAAAGTCGCATTTGATGAAGCGAAAGAAACAATCGGTGCGGCTCTTTTGCCAATTCTCGAAAAATTATTGACGTTTATCACCGACAACATTTTGCCCGTCTTCACGCAATTTAGCGAAGCTCTTAATGGCAAAGGCGAAAGTATTGTGGGCAGTTTCACTAGCGTCGTCAATTATGTCAAAGACTTTTTTGAGCCAATCGTCACCGCTGTCAAAGATGCATTTATTACTTTGGGCAAAACAATTCAAGACAAGCGGGAAGATTTCAAAGATATTTTGGACACACTTAAAGAAGTTTGGGCGTGGATTGATAAATATCTTGTGCCAATTTTCAAAACTGTTTTAGTGACAGCGATACAACAGGCGGTTGATAAAATAAAAATTGCAATTAATGTTTTGACGCCTGTTATCAAATTCGTAATTGACGCAGCTGCTTCGGCAATTAATGGTTTTGTGGATATTATCAACATCGCAATAAAAGCCTATAATTTATTTGCAAGGGTTACAGGCAGACAACAAATTCCGGAATTGCAAAAAATTGGTGAAATGACATCAGGAATAAATTTGGGCGATCGCTCATTAGGTGCCACTTTTAGAGATGAATCCTTAAAACGAAGTGGCAGCGGTGGCGCAGGCAACGGATCAAGTGCGGGCGCAGGTGCGGGAGCAGGTTCGGGAGCAAGTTCGGGATCAGGTTCAAAAGAACCTGAAAAAACCTTAATTGAAAAAGTAATTGAGGAAAATGCTTTCAAGCTTATTCCACCTAATTCGTTTGATGTTTCCAAATTTAGAATGGGCGAAGAAAAATCAATGTTGCCCGTTGTTTCTGATGTTCCCACTTTTGATCCAGCAAGATTCCGCAAAAATGAAGAAATAGGCAATACTTATGTCACAATAAATGGCGCAATTGATCCTGAATCTACTGCAAGACAATTGATCAATATATTGAATGATTCACAGGCTCGCGGCACGCTTGGAAGCGGTGCATTCGCAGTATGAGTATCTGGACACCTGAGTGGCGCATAAAAATTCAGGGCGTCGAATATACAAGCCTAACGCTGGCAAACCTGACAATCACATCGGGTCGCACCGACATTTATCAACAACCCGTCGCGGGTTATTGCCGTTTGCAGCTAATCAATACGAATGTCAGCAATATCAATTTTGATGTCAATGACGGCGTGACCGTCGAAGTCAAAAACGACGCAGGCACATGGGTGGTTTTATTCGGTGGCAATATCACAGACATGAACATCAGCGTGTCAGCTGCGGGTGGCATCGGGATCACGCAGACAATCAGCATCACCGCACTTGGAGCATTGGCACGCCTGCCAAAAGCCGTGTTTATCGGCAACATTCAACAAGGCACAGACGGTCAGCAAATCACCGATGTGCTTGAAGGCATTTTGTTTGCCAATTGGAATTTAGTGCCCGCGGGCGAAACTTGGAACAGTTATGACGCAACAACGATGTGGGAAGATGCTGAAAATAATGGTTTAGGCGAAATTGATGCGGGCGATTACACGCTCGACGGTCAGAATTCGGTCGATTCCGATGTGTATTCAATCGTGGCAGCTTTAGCAAAATCAGGGTTGGGCTACCTATACGAGAGCGCAAATGGGCTAATCAATTATGCTGACAGCACGCATCGAAGCCAATATTTCGCGGTCAATGGTTATGTTGATCTTGATGCCAAACACGCATTGGCGGGCAATATTACGACTAAAAAACGATCAGGCGATGTGCGCAATAGCATTACGCTTCAATATACGGCAAGCGGTAATTCTGAGGTAAGCGATAGCGAGCCTGCATCAATCGCGACTTATGGCGAGCTCGCACAGACGATTCGCACAACCTTGAAGAATCAAGCTGACGCCACAAGTCAAGCTGAGTTTTATTTGGCTCTCAGGGCATATCCGCAAAGCGTTTTTGATAGCGTCACTTTTGCCATTGGCAATCCTGAGATTGATGAAACCGATCGCGCCGCGCTTTTAGGCGTATTTATGGGAATGCCTGTCAATCTTCAAAACCTGCCAGCCAATATGAACAACGGCGAATTTCAGGGATTTGTCGAAGGCTGGACATTTCAGGCGACGGTGTCTGACATCAAATTGACGATGACCGTTTCGCCGCTGGCATTCAGCTTGCAGGCATTCAGATGGAATTCTGTGCCTGTTACCGAATATTGGAACACTTTGTCCAATACACTTATCTGGGAACAGGCGACGATCGTCGCGTAAGGAGCGGGAATGGCAAATACAACGAATTTCGGGTGGGAAACGCCCGACGATACCGATCTTGTCAAAGACGGTGCAGCTGCCATGCGCACGCTTGGCAATAGCATCGATTCTTCATTTGTCGATCTTAAAGGCGGCACAACAGGTCAAATTTTGTCCAAAAATTCAAACACCGATCTCGATTATGTTTGGATAAATAACGATCAAGGCGACATCACAGCCGTGACAGCTGGAACGGGAATCAGCGGCGGCGGCACATCGGGTGCGGTGACAATAACAAATTCGATGGCAACCGAAATCACCGCATCAGGTGACATAATCGTGGGAACGGGATCAGGCACATTTGATAATTTGCCAATTGGAACGACCGGACAGGTTTTGACAGCTGATACAACGGTGAGCCCATACAAAGTCAAATGGGCAAGTGTCGCAGGTGCATTCACAAAGATCAGCACGACAAGCATCAGCGCAGTCGCATCACAAGACATTGACAGCGTTTTTTCGAGCACTTACAACAATTATTTAGTTGTTGTTAATTATATGCATTCCGTTTCGGGCAGCACAGCTGAGGACCTTTATTTACGTTTTCGCTATTCTTCTACAACTAAGACATCGGGTTATTATGCTGGCGGCTTTTTTGTCAGACCTGATTCAATAACGGGTGATTTTGGATCAGTCGAAAACGGCGGTCAATTTATCTTGGCGACAAATCTTGGAGCTGAGGCGAGTCCAACAACGGGCTTTTTTTATGTCACAACTCAAGGCGGAACGAGCTCGCGTCTTTTTGTAAATGGACAGTATTTTCAAGAATTCGGCACGGGCGGCGGTTCTGCATCATTTTTTGGCGGTTCTACAAAGGAAGCTCAAACTTGGACAGGAATGCGTTTCCTAAGTTCAGGCGGCGGCAATTTATACGGTGAAGTTACAGTCTATGGAATGAGCAAATAAATGAAAATTGGAATATATGACGCACTTACAAATCAAAACGTCGTTCGAGAAATGACCGACGAAGAATTGGTTGCAAGAAAAGCCGAATTTGCCGAATTTGCAGCGGCAAAAAAAGCCAAAGAAGAAGCCGAAGCAGCTTTACGCAACACAAAGATTTCAGCTTATGAAAAGTTAGGTTTAACGCCGCAAGAAATCGAAGCAATTTTGGGTTGAATTAATGACATTTCCAGATCAAACGCCCGCACGCCTAATTGAAATTGCATTGGGCGAAGTAGGTTATATCGAAGAACCTGTCAATTTGACTAAATACGGCAAAAGCACGATGTCAGATGGTTTGCCGTGGTGCGGATCATTTGTGATGTGGTGCTGCACAAAAGCTGGCATGAAGATTCCATCAGTCGTCAGCACAGCTGAGGGAGCGCAAAAATTCAAGG